ACTATTTGCAATAGGTTTCTCACTAAGGTGAGGAGCCTATTTTTTTTGCCTTTTTTCAGCAAACCATTTTATTCCATTTTACGCCACTTCATGTCAATTACACGATTTTGATTTTGGAATAGACTATAGGCAGGCAAGGGAGAGAACCCCTGGCCACAAATAAATCGTAGTCCGAATAGCGCTATAAGGGCGGCGGTTGCATAAAGCAGACAGTACAGCCGATGGTTGTACTTTTCTGATCATGCATCCACCGTGTTTTTCTATGCCTATTTGGGCTGTCAGAAAACTGGCGCTGATGCTGTATCAGCGCCAGCTTTTTGTCTCCGCCGTTCTTCTCGGACGGAATGGAGACAAAAATGGACAAAAAACAGACAAGCAATGAGAAACGTTTTTACATTCCTCTGGAACTCACTCCAGAAACCGTCATCACCGAGGAGTACAAGGATTGTGAAGTCCGCTGGTCAAAAATCGGTTGCCGGAAGGTACGTACTATCCTGATTCCAGCAAACAAAGAGTAGTACTATGAATTCATGCGTCCGCTCTGGCGGGAAGATAAACGCCAGCAGCGGCATGGTGCCGATGAGATATCGGCAGACAAGGCGCAGGATGACTACGAGCTGGAGGTGCCTGACGACTTCAACTTAGAGGAAGAAGTCGTGAAGGAAGAGTTGCTGGCAGCACTGCGCCATGAACTGGCAGCTCTGCAGGATATCGACCGGACCATTCTGCTGATGATTGCCGATGGTTCCAGCGAAGCGGCGACCGGGAAGGCCGTCGGCTTGAGCCAGAAAGCGGTGAACAAGCGCAAACACAAGCTGTATGCACTCCTGAAGGAACATCTCAAAGACTTCCGTTAAGAAGAAAAAAGACCCGGTCACAAAAAATGTGGCCGGATTTTTTTTCGGAATCGGTACTTAACGATAACGCGGTTGTCCTATTACTGGTGAAGGGCGAACGAAGAAGCTCTTCAGGAAGGAGGCAGACAGATGATTCACACACAGACACCTAAAAATCTGGCTCAGCAGCAAAAGCTGGACCGGGAACTGGCGGCGGTGCTGATGGCCATCAGCGTCACGACCCGCAGTATTGCCAGGAACATCCATCTCTTATCAATGCAAAGACATGTGAAAGGAGTCAATCCGTATGACAAACGATGAACTGCAGAAACTGGCAGCGGCCCTGACCGATTGCGGCAAGGCGCTGCTGAAGATTTCCGAGGCCATGGCGGTGAAAGAAGATAATCCGCCAGATTCAGAAGCAAAATCAAAAAAAGCGGAAAAGCCGCTGACACTGGAAGATGTCCGCAAAGTCGCTGCCGACAAGGCTCGCAAGGGATTCACATCAGAAGTCCGCAGTCTCATCCAGAAGTACGGGGCGGACAAGCTGTCCGGCATTGATGCGGCGCAGTACGAAGCATTTCTGAAGGAAATGGAGGTGATTGGCCATGCCGGATAAACACGCGGTGCTGTCCGCATCTTCCTGTTATCGTTGGCTGGCCTGCCCGCCGTCTGCGAAGGAATGTGCCAAGCTGCCGGATACCTCCAGTGAATTCGCCCGCCAAGGAACAGATGCCCATACGCTCTGCGAATTCAAGGTGAAGACGGCGCTGGGACAGAAGCTGGAAGATCCGACGAAATCCCTGACGTACTTTGATGAGGAGATGGCGGACTGCACCGATGAATACGCGCAGTTCGTCATGGAATGCCTGGCATCGGCTAAAGCATCCTGCAAGGATCCGCTGATCATGATTGAACAAAGGTTGGACTTTTCCAAGTGGGTACCCGGCGGATTCGGAACAGGCGACTGTCTCATCGTGGCCGACGATACTTTGACGGTCATCGATTACAAGCACGGTCTGGGAGTCCTGGTGGATGCCGAGAAGAATCCGCAGATGATGTGTTATGCCCTCGGTGCGCTAAAACTGTTCGATGGCATCTATGATATACGCCAGGTATCCATGACCATCTTCCAGCCCCGCCGGGACAACGTCAGTACCTGCACCATGAGCAAGGAAGAGTTGCTCCAGTGGGCCGAAACGGTGCTGAAGCCCGCAGCGGAACTGGCGGCCAAAGGCGAAGGGGAGTACAAGGCTGGCGACCATTGCCGTTTCTGCAAGATTAAGGCGACATGCCGCAAGAGGGCTGAATATAACCTGGAACTGGCCCGGTATGATTTCGCCGTCCCATCCACGCTGCAGGATGAAGAAATCGAAGCCGTCCTTTCTAAGGCTGATGAACTGGTGAACTGGGCCGGAGATGTCAAAGAATACGCTTTGCAGCAGGTCCTGTCCGGCAAGCAGTGGGACGGATGGAAACTGGTCGAAGGACGGTCGAACCGCCGCTACGTAAGTGAAGAAGCAGTCGCCGCCAAAGTGGAAGACGCGGGCTTCGACCCATATGAAAAGAAGCTGCTCGGCATCACGGCGATGACGAAACAGCTCGGCAAGAAGAGGTTCGAAGAATTGTTGTCAGATTTAGTTGAAAAGCCGCAGGGCAAGCCAGTCTTGGTGCCGGAATCGGATAAACGCCCGGCCATGCACACCGCGGCAGACGATTTCAATATTGAAAATTAGGAGGAATTTATCATGACAAAAAAATTTACTAATCCTTGTAAGGTAATCACAGGAGTCAATACCCGCTGGTCTTATGCAAATGTTTGGGACCCGAAGTCTATCAATGGTGGTACGCCGAAGTATAGTGTATCTCTCATCATTCCGAAGTCCGATACGGAAACGGTCGAAAGCGTCCGAGCTGCTATCAAGGCTGCCTATGATGAAGGCCAGGGCAAACTCAAAGGTAATGGTCGGGTGGTACCGGCTCTCGAAGCTATCAAGACCCCGCTCCGTGACGGCGACTTGGAACGCCCTGGTGATGATGCGTATAAAGACAGCTTCTTCGTCAATGCCAATTCGGCTACCAAGCCGGGCATCGTCGATGCCGACTGCCAGAATATCTTGGAACGCTCTGAAGTCTATTCTGGCGTCTATGGCCGTGCGTCCATCAACTTCTATGCCTTCAACAGCAATGGCAACAAGGGTATTGCCTGCGGCCTGAACAACCTGCAGAAAATCCGTGACGGCGAACCCCTCGGCGGCAAACCCCGTGCAGAAGATGATTTTGCTACGGCTGACGATGATGATTTCCTGGCATAAGGAGGCGCGATTATGGAAACTGTGATGAGACTGATTCTGGATGGCCTGTACTGCCTGGTTGCACTGTGCGCCGGCGGGTTCTTCGTGGCCATGATCTATACAGATATCAAAAAAGACCAGCGGGATGAAGAAATGGCCCGGCACCGGGAAGAACGGGAAGAAGAATATCATCGCAAGCAGATGGAATCCTTCCGGAACAAGTAGTAGTGAATAGCGGCGGCGGGGCCTTGTGCCTCGCCGTTTTTTTTTTTCGAGGTGAAGAGTATGAAAACCATCAGTATCGATATTGAAACATTCAGCGATGTCAGCCTGGCTAAATGCGGCGTGTACAAATACGCAGAATCGCCAGCCTTTGAACTTCTTCTCTTTGGTTATGCCGTGGACGGTGGCGAGGCACAGGTCGTTGACCTGGCGCGGGGAGAACGCATCCCGGATGATATCCTGGATGCCCTGACCGATGAATCTGTCACTAAGTGGGCGTTCAATGCCAGTTTTGAACGAGTCTGCCTGTCGCGATACCTGCGTGACCTGGGAATGAGCCTGGATCCGTTCCATGACCATCATCCGCTTTCCCGGGATTGTGCCAGGTTCCTCAATCCGACGGGATGGAAATGCTCCATGGTCTGGTCGGCCTACATGGGCCTGCCGCTTTCCCTGGAAGGCGCAGGGGCCGTGCTGAAGCTGGACAGCCAGAAGATGAAGGAAGGCAAAGACCTGATTCGATATTTCTGCGTTCCCTGCAAGGAAACCAAATCGAATGGCGGCAGGACAAGAAACCTTCCTCAGCATGACTTAGACAAATGGACCTTGTTCAAGTCCTATAACAAACGGGATGTGGAAGTGGAAATGGCCATCCAGGAGCGCTTGAAGAAGTATCTCGTACCGCAGCAGGTATGGGATGAATATCATCTCGATCAGGAAATCAACGACCGGGGCATCGCCATTGACCGGACACTGGCTGAAAATGCCATCGCCATCGATGCCCGCAGCCGGGACAGCCTGATGGCTGCGCTGAGAGAAAAGACGGGCCTGGAGAATCCGAATTCCGTTATTCAGATGATCGGCTGGCTGGAACGGCATGGGATGAAGACCGATTCTTTGGGAAAGAAGCAGGTACAGGAACTGCTGAAGACGGCAGAAGAACCGCTGCGCAGTGTACTGCTGCTCCGGCAGAAGCTGGCCAAATCCTCAGTCAAAAAATACCAGGCCATGGAAATGACGGCCTGCGAGGATAGCCGGGCCAGAGGCATGTTCCAATTCTATGGGGCCAACCGGACCGGGCGATTTGCCGGTCGGCACATCCAGCTGCAGAATCTGCCCCAGAACCATCTGCCGGATCTCGCAGAAGCTCGGGAATTGGTACGCCAGGGAAATTATGAAGCCCTGAACCTTCTGTATGATTCCATCCCCAATGTCCTTTCCCAGCTGATTCGTACGGCCTTTGTACCCCGGCAGGGGCTGAAGTTTGTTGTATCGGATTTTTCGGCCATTGAAGCCAGGGTGTTGTCGTGGCTGGCAGGAGAAACCTGGCGCTCAGACGTGTTTGCCAGGAATGGCGATATCTATTGTGCTTCGGCCAGCTCCATGTTCGGCGTTCCCGTGGAAAAACATGGCGTCAATGGCCATCTCCGGCAGAAGGGGAAAATCGCAGAACTGGCCCTTGGTTATGGCGGCTCCGTAGGTGCGCTGAAGGCCATGGGAGCCCTGGACATGGGCCTTACAGAAAACGAGCTGTATCCTCTGGTGCAGTCCTGGCGGTCGGCCAATCCGCATATCGTCGATTTCTGGTGGCAGGTAGATGCCGCCGTGAAGACGGCCATCAAGGAACATATCCCCATGCGGGCCGGCTGCATCTGCTTCCTCTGCCAGAGCGGCATGCTGTTCATCCAGCTCCCAAGCGGACGGCGGCTTTCCTATGTGAAGCCCCGGATAGGCGAGAACCGTTTCGGCGGGGAATCCGTCACCTATGAGGGCGTTGGCGCAACGAAGAAGTGGGAACGGCTAGAGAGCTACGGCCCGAAGTTCGTGGAAAACATCGTCCAGGGCATCAGCCGCGATATCCTCTGCTATGCCATGCAGACGTTGCGGTGCTGCGCCATCGTCGGCCATGTCCATGATGAACTGATCATCGAATGCCGCCGGGATGCCAGTGTCGATGTCATCTGCGAGCAGATGGGACGTACACCTCCGTGGGCCGAAGGATTGTTGCTTCGGGCAGACGGATACGAATGTGAATTTTATCAAAAAGATTGAAATGGAGGTACTTAAAGCAGTGGATTCTGTCCTGTTACTGATAGAGGACGAGTTCCTCGGAAATTTTAACGAAAGGTGGAATCCGCTATGAAGAATTTGATTCCTGAAGATGATTACGGTGTGTTTGCTGACCCGAAAGGAGTAGCCAGGGTCGATAGCCTGTTTGTCGCTGCAACTTTTGAAAAAGGCCATCGTCACGTATTGCGGGATATCGCCAGAATCATTGAGCCCAGATCTGGGCTCAGTGAAAATTTCATTCATGACAATTTTATACTCAGTACCTACAAAGATGCCAGAGGAAGGAAACTGCCGCGTTACCTGCTGACCCGTGATGGCTTCACGATGCTGGTCATGGGCTACACAGGTCCGAAGGCGATGCACTTCAAGGAACTCTACATCCAGCGTTTCAACGAGATGGAACAATGTGTCCGGTCACTCCTGTCTGCCCGGCAGGAATTCCCGATGCTGACGGATATGATCTGCTGCCTGCATGAAAGCCCGAAGCCGTACCACTTCAGCAACGAATGCGACATGCTGAACCGCATCGTTCTCGGCATGTCTGCCAAGCAGTTCCGGCTGGCCAACGGCATTGAAAAAGGGCAGAGCATCCGGCCTTATCTGACCGCGCAGCAGATTCATGCGCTGGACCGGCTGCAGCACCTGGATTACGGCCTGCTGTATTCCTGTCCGGATTTCCAGCAGCGCAAACAGATGCTCATGAACTATTACAAGACGGAACTGGAGGGATGAGGCATGTTTTACGTCAAGGAACCGATTAACGATGCCATGGAGGTCACGGTTGAAATCAGCGATGAGAATGTATTTTGCCGCTGCCCGGTTTGCGGCAGGGAAGTGCTGGTGGATTTGGAGGAAGTCCTGGGCGACGGGAAAGGCGACCTGTCCGGAACAGCCGTCCTGTGCGAAGACTGCTCCCGGGAACTGATGGAGGTGCGTGATGGAGATGGATCCGAAACGTAATGCGGAATACTACCCGGACCCGACAGCCTATCAGGCCATCCGGAATGCGGAACCGGCAAGGTTCCCGTTCCGGCCCGTGGTGTATGTCTGCTCGCCCTATGCCGGAAATGTGGATGCCAATACAGCCAGAGCGAGGAAATACTGCCGCTATGTGACAGATCAGGGAGGCATTCCGCTGGCTCCGCATCTGTATCTGCCCCAGTTCCTGGATGAAAAGACGGAGCGTGACCTGGCCCTTTTCATGGATATCGCCCTTCTGTCCAAGTGTGCGGAACTCTGGGTGTTCGGCGATGTCGTCTCGGACGGGATGCAGAAAGAAATCGAGTATGCCAGACGCAAAAGGAAGCCCGTCCGGTATATCAAGGAGGTTTAAGAATCATGGAATTTACCCTTTATACGGCTGCTGTTACGGGGGCAGAGGCCAATTGCTGTTATCCGGAACAGCGGAAAATCGGCTGTGCGGAAGACCTTGAAGCAGCGGCTGCGTTTGACCATGTCTGTGTGGCATTCAAAAATGATTACCGGAAACGGGAGAACTTTCTCTCATCGGATGTTCTAGTCATGGACTGCGATAATTCGCATACGGAAAATCCTGCTGAATGGATGACCATGGAGAAATTCCTGGCCATGATACCGGAGGTCTCGGTGGCCATCGTCCCATCACGGAATCACATGAAGCCCAAAGACGGGAAGTGTGCCAGGCCGCGCTTCCATGTTTATTTTGGGATTCCCAGAATCACAGAGGAACCGTGCTATACGGAGCTGAAACGGGCTGTTTATCACGCATATCCTTTTTTCGATGAAGCGGCCCTGGATGCAGCCCGTTTCATCTATGGCTGCCCGGCTGAGAAGGTGCTGTGGCAGAATGGGAAAATGACAATTGACCAGGTGCTGAAGGCCCGGGAAGCCGGGACACACAGCATTCCCCAGGGACAGCGCAATAATACCATGAGCCGCTTTGCCGGCCGGGTCATCAAACGGTATGGAGCAACAGAGAGGGCATACTCTATTTTTCTTGAAGAAGCCGAAAAATGCGACCCGCCGCTTGCTGATTCGGAACTCAATAAAATCTGGCAGAGTGCTGTGCGTTTTGGTGAGCGCATTGCCAGACAGGAAGGGTACGTCAGTCCGGAACAGTACAATAACGATTTTGCCAGTCAGGGCAGCCTGAAGCCGGAAGACTACTCGGATATCGGTCAGGCCAAAGTGCTGAAGCGGGAATATGGTGATGAGCTGCGGTATACGGAAAGTACCGATTTCCTTCGGTACAACGGTATCTATTGGGCTGAATCCCATCAGGAAGCCATCGGCGCGGTGGAAGAATTCCTGGAACTGCAGCTGGCAGATGCCAGGGACCAGATGGAAGCTGGCAGAAAAGCGCTGCAGGAAATGGGCGTTGCGGCAGAACTCATCGATAAGGGCGGCCGGATGCTGGAGAAAGTCATCGAAGGCAATCAGCAGAAAGCCTTCCAGTCCTACCAGGCGGCTTTGGCATATTATGCCTTTGTCATGAAGCGGCGGGACATGCGCTATATCATTTCGGCCCTGCAGGCCCTGAAGCCGATGCTGCTCATTCCCATCCAGGCCCTGGATGCGGATGAATTCCTGCTCAACACGCCTTCGTTTACGTATGATCTGCGGCAAGGGATGGCGGGCAGGCGGAATCACCGTCCGGAAGATTATATTACCAAATGTACCGCTGTCGATCCAGGAGAGAAAGGGGAAGCGGTCTGGCAGCAGGCTCTGGGCGAGTTTTTCACAAGCGACCAGGAGCTGATTGATTACGCCCAGGAAATCTGCGGACTCATGGCCATTGGCAAAGTGTATGTGGAAGCCCTGGTCATTGCCTATGGCGATGGACGGAACGGGAAATCTACCTACTGGAACTCCATCGCCCGGGTGCTGGGTAGCTATTGTGGCGGCATTTCTGCGGATGCCCTGACGGCGAACTGCAAGCGTAACATCAAGCCGGAAATGGCGGAACTCAAGGGCAAGCGCATGGTCATCGCAGCCGAGATGGAAGAAGGCGTCCGGCTTTCCACTTCCGTCCTGAAGCAGCTCTGCTCTACGGATGAAGTTGGCGGCGAAAAGAAATACAAGACGCCATTTACCTTTGTGCCGACCCATACGCTGGTCCTGTATACTAACCATCTGCCGCGCGTCGGAGCCAGTGATGAAGGGACATGGCGCCGGCTTATCGTCATCCCCTTCAAGGCACAGTTTGAAGGACATGGTGAAATCAAGAACTATGCGGATTATCTGGTGGAAACGGCTGGCCCCGCTATCCTGCGCTGGATCATCGAAGGGGCGGAGAAGGTCATTGCCAGCGAGTACCATCTGACCATGCCGAAATGTGTGCGGGATGCTATCCAGGAATACCGCGGGCAGAATGACTGGCTTCGTCATTTTCTGGAAGACTGCTGCGATGTGGATCCATCATGCCAGGAAAAGTCCGGGGCGCTTTATACGGCCTACCGCTTGTACTGCCAGCAGATGAATGAGTATACCCGCAGCACGACGGATTTCTATGGAGCCCTGGAGAAAGCCGGGTTCGACAGGCGCAAGCGGAAAGCAGGGTATTTCATTTACGGATTGAAACTGAAAGTCACAGATTTCTTGTAAGAAAAGGGAAGGGTGCAGGTCGGTGCAGGTCTAGCCATAAACTCCCTTTAGGGCTGAAAAATAGAAAAAATGCCTTTAAGGAAAGTTTGCGGAACGACCTTCAACGACCTGCACCCCTGTAAAAAAGAGGTGATACTGATGCGTGAAAAAGAGATAGAACATCATCTGGTGATGGAAACCAGGAGGGCAGGCGGTATGGCATTGAAGTTTGTTTCGCCATCGTTTTCCGGCATGCCGGACCGCTTGGTCCTATTGGGTGATGGGAAGATGGGCTTCGTGGAAGTGAAGGCACCTGGGCAGAAGCCGCGGCCGCTGCAGCTGAGGCGCCATGCCATGCTGCGGAGACTGGGCTATCAGATCTTCGTCCTGGATGCCATGGAGGACATCCCCGCTGTCCTGAAGGCCATCGCCCACACGCCCGATGGGAAAGGGGGCGGAGGTGCATGAAGTTCATGCCGCATGAATATCAGAAATACGCCATCGAATATATCAAGTCCCATCCCGTCACGGCCCTGTTCCTGGACATGGGCCTTGGCAAGACGGTGACGACGCTGACGGCCATCCGGGACCTGATGTATGACACCTTTGAAGTACAGAGGGTGCTGGTTGTCGCTCCGCTGCGGGTGGCGAGAGACACCTGGCCGGATGAAATCAAGAAGTGGGATCACCTGAAATGTCTTTCCTGTTCCGTTGTGGTCGGCAGCGTAGCAGAACGGAGAAGAGCCTTGCAGCAGGATGCGGATATCTATATCGTGAACCGCGAGAACCTGGTTTGGCTCTATGAGAATAGCCGCCTTGATTTCGATATGGTCGTCCTGGATGAGCTGTCGAGTTTCAAGAACCACCAGTCGAAGCGGTTCCGGGCCATGAAGGCTTTGCGCCCCAGAGTGAAACGCATCGTCGGCCTTACGGGAACGCCCAGCGGCAATGGTTTGATGGACCTTTGGGCCGAGTTCCGCATCCTGGATATGGGAAAGCGGCTGGGGAGATATATCAGCCAGTACCGGAACCTGTACTTCCAGCCGGATAAGCGCAATGGCATGGTGGTATATTCCTACAAACCTATGTCGGGAGCGGAAGAAGCCATCTATCACCAGATTGCCGACATCACCGTGTCCATGAAGGCGACTGATTACTTGAAGATGCCGGAGCTGGTGAGCGTAGCGAAGGAAGTCAGCCTGAGCAAGAAAGAAAAGGAACGGTATGATGAACTGAAGAAATTCCTGGTGCTGGAACTTCCAGGCTGCGAGATCACAGCCGCCAATGCCGCGTCGCTTACCTTGAAACTTTCGCAGATGGCGAACGGCGCCATTTATACAGATGACAAGGATGTGGTGACCATCCATGACCGGAAGCTGGATGCCTTGGAAGACCTGGTGGAAAGCGCCAACGGGAAACCGGTCCTGGTAGCCTATTGGTTCAAGCACGATAAAGAACGTATCCAGCAGCGGATGGAAGCCCGGGAGCTGAAGGAGCCGCAGGACTTCGCCGACTGGAATGCAGGAAAGATTCCCGTGGCTCTTATCCATCCGGCCTCTGCCGGACACGGGCTGAACCTTCAGCAGGGCGGTTCCATCCTGGTCTGGTTCGGCCTGACCTGGAGCCTGGAACTGTACCAGCAGACCAACGCCCGGCTCTGGCGGCAGGGGCAGGCGGACAAGACGGTCATCATACAGCACATCGTAGCCAAGGACACGATTGATGAACGCATCCTGAAAGTCTTGGAACACAAAGACGGAACCCAGGCCGCACTGATCGAGGCGGTGAAAGCTGACCTGGGCATGACGGAAACAGAAAATGGGGGTATACTATGAAGCAGGACTTGGAAGGAGAAGAAAAGCGTATGGAAGCCAAAGCGTACCTGGAACAGGCACGGAACATCAACATACAGATAGACAGCAAGCTGGAGCAGGTATCCGCCTTGCGGCAGCTGGCCATCAAGGCGTCATCGACACTCAGCCCGGTGCCACCGAGCGGGACACCCAACCCGCACCGTCTGGAAGAAACCATCGCTCGCATGATGGATATGGAACATGAAGTGGATGAAGCCATCGATGGCTTGGTCGAACTCAAGGCAGACATCATGAAGGCCATCAGCCGGGTGCCGGATGCCCGGGAACGGGTCGTACTGGAACTCCGCTACCTGGCCTTCAAAGACTGGGCATCCATTGCCGATGCTCTCGGGCTTCATATCCGCCAGGTGTACCGCCTGCATGACGAAGCCCTGAAACACATCGAGATTCCTGGCGAATGTCACTGAATGTCACTAAAGCAGCACTTGATGTCACTGGCTTCTGTAAGATATACTATAATCAGCAAGAAAAGAATGAAGGACCGAGGCTTGAACGCCATCGGTCCTTTTTTGATGCCGGAGATGATACGAATGCCAAGAAGACCGCAGACACCGTGCAAGTATCCGGGATGTCCGAGACTGGTGCCATATGGAAGGAAGTATTGTGATGAACATGAACGGCAGTGCCGGAGCGAACGGAAGAGTGCGGTGCTGCGTGGCTACGGGAGAGAGTGGCAGAAAGCCAGGAAGTTCTTCCTGAAACGTCATCCCTGGTGCATCCGCTGCAAAGAAAAGGGACGGCTCGTTCCGGCAACCGTCGTGGATCATATCAAGCCGCACCGCGGCGACCCGGATTTGTTCTGGGATGAAAAGAACTGGCAGCCCCTTTGCAAGAGCTGCCATGACCATAAGACGATGACCGAAGACCGGGACATCGAGTACAGGTACTGAAAGACAAGCGGGGCGGGGGGGGGATGCAAATCTCTGCAGCCCTTCCGTCCATGACCGCCGCCCCCTCAAATGGGAAAAACCGCGAAATTCATAAGGGGGGATATAAGGACGGTCTTCAACCGAATATCAGGCAGCTCCAGGCTTCTGGCCCGGAGCTTTTTTATTGCTAGGAAGAAGGGAACCTTCATGAATGACTGCCAGCGCAGGCAGATTGAAGCCATGCGGAAACAGGGGATGGGATACAAGGCCATCGCCCGGGAAACGAAGCTGTCACGGGACAGCGTACGGAATTATTGCCGCTGGCATCATCTGAACGGATACGGAGCCGCCATTGCCGCGGCATCCAGAAAGGAAACCGTGTATGAAGACATCGGATATGGAATGGAAAGTCCTGTCCATCGGCCAGCTGAAGCCTGCGGCATATAACCCAAGGAAGCAGCTGAAGCCTGGCGACAAGGAATATGAAAAAATCAAGCACTCCATCCAGGAGTTCGGCTATGTGGAACCCATCATCGTCAACTATGATATGACCGTCATCGGCGGGCATCAGCGCCTGACTGTGCTGAAAGAACTGGGCTATGAAGAAGTCCAGTGTGTGGTTGTCCATATCGAAGACGAACACAAGGTCAAGGCCCTCAATATCGCCCTCAATAAAATCACCGGCGCCTGGAACGAACAGCTCCTGGCCGACCTCATCGTGGATTTGCAGAGCGTCGATTTCAATGTAGACCTGACGGGCTTTGAAGCCCCGGAAGTGGAGCAGCTCTTTTCCAAAGTCCACAACAAGAAAGTGAAAGAAGATGACTTCGATGTGGACGGAGAACTGGAACAGCCGGCTATGGCCAAGGCAGGAGATATATGGCTCCTAGGGGAACACCGCGTCATCTGCGGCGATGCCACGCTGCCGGAAACCTGCACACGGCTGATGGACGGCAAGAAAGCCAATCTGGTGCTGACGGATCCTCCGTACAATGTGGACGTGGAAGAAACGGCCGGGAAAATCAAGAACGACAATATGCCGGACGATAAATTCTATCAGTTCCTGTTCAGCTCCTTCGTCAACATGGAGCAGAACATGGAACGGGATGCATCCATCTATGTGTTCCATGCCGATACGCAGGGGCTGAACTTCCGCAAGGCATTCAAGGACGCAGGCTTCTACCTGTCCGGCTGCTGCATCTGGAAGAAGAACGCCCTGGTCCTGGGCCGCAGTCCGTACCAGTGGCAGCACGAGCCGTGCCTGTTCGGCTGGAAGCTGAACGGGAAGCACCAGTGGTATTCCGACCGCAAGCAGACAACCATCTGGGAATATGACCGGCCGAAAGCCAGCAAGGAACATCCGACCATGAAGCCCGTGGCGCTCATGGCCTATCCCATACAGAACTCGTCCATGAGCCACTGCATCGTCCTGGACCCGTTCCTCGGATCCGGCTCCACGCTCATGGCCTGCCAGCAGACGGACCGCATCTGTTATGGCATCGAGCTGGACGAGAAGTTCGTCGATGTCATCGTGAAGCGGTATATCAGCGAGTGCGGGAGTGAAGGCGTGTTTGTACTGCGTGGGAATGAGAAAATTCCCTATGATAAAGTGCAAGAATGACTTGCTATTATCGGCGTTCAGAGTGATATATGTACTAGCAAAACAAGGAGGTACATAGACCATGACAATTCAGATGAACCTGAACGACCGCAAGGAACTGGCCAGACGGCTGATTCCTTTCAACCATAACGAAAAGCTTCATTACACCGGGACGCCGGCCTTTGCCTACGAAGGGCAGGGCTTCCGCATCCTTCGCAGCGGCGATATCGAATGCGATGATGAAAAGACAGAAGCTGCCATCACGGCTTTCCTGCAGGAAGCCGGAATCCTTCCGCAGCCGGAACCGGAAGAAGGAACAAAAACCGAAGTAACGCAAGAACCGACACAGCAGGATGAAACGCCAGAATCGGAAGCACTGCCGCAGACGGAGCCGGACAGGATGGAAATCAAGGTCCCCATTAATGGCATGGACGGTGCGCAGCTACGCAACCTGGTCTTCATGCTTCATGCCCAGCAGTACCTGCTGAACCGGGCCGCGGGGCACGAAAACATCCATGTGCCGGACAGGTTGGTGGAAGACCTGAAAGAAGAACCCGGTACAGACAGGACGTCCTTCTTTGCCATCTATCAGAACTACAGCAAGGAAGGACGGGGTTTCCTGATTGCCGTAGATACGGTGACGTTCTGCATTGCCGCGACCGGCAATGCCGTAAAGAACCGCGCCCTGATTGAACTGGCGGCTTTCATGGTCAGCGCAGCGAAAAAGGCGAAACGGGTCCAGCCCGCCACACGGAAGCCGGAAAACGAGAAATACTACCTGCGGATGTGGCTCCTGCGCATCGGCATGGGAACCAAAGCCAGCCACGAATCGCGCATGGCCCTGCTGAAAGGCCTGAACGGATGGAGTGCTTTCCGCACGGAAGAAGAGGCCATGGCCCATGCCAGAAAGCAGAAGGAACGCCGGCATCAGAACCTATAAATTATCCATATAATTCATAATTATTCTCAAAATAACTTGCTATTGTGTGCCTTTAGAGTGATATATAGTGTACCAAAAGAACACACGCACATATAGAAAGGACAGAGATGATTATGAAAACACTGCACTTTGGAATCGAAATGGAAATGACAGGGATCACGAGAAGCCGGGCCGCCAGCCTCATGGCCCGCTTCTTCGGGACGGATAGCCGGCACGAAGGCGGAGCCTACGATACCTACACTGCAAGGGATGAACAGGGACGGAAATGGAAAGCCATGAATGACTCCAGCCTGATTCCCCAGAAGAAGGTGAACGGCAATATTACAGACGCTTCCAGCTTCTACCGTACAGAAGTGGTCAGCCCCATCCTTTCCTACGAAGATATCCCGAAGCTGCAGGAACTGGTGCGGATGCTCCGCAAGGCCGGGGCCTTTGCCAACAAGTCCTGCGGCATCCACATCCATGTCGGGGCCGAACGGTTCACCGCCAAGACCCTGCGGAACCTGGTGAACATCATGGCGAGTAAGGAAGAGATGATTTACCGCGCCCTCCAGATCAACCCCTCGCGGGAAAGCCGGTACTGCCGGAAGACAAACTCCACTTTCCTGAAGGAACTCAATCGGAAAAAGCTGGACACGCTGGAAGGCATCGCCGACCTCTGGTATCAGGAAGCACCTTACGGACGGAACCATCATTACAACAGCACCCGCTACCACGGGCTGAACCTGCATGCCACCTTTACCAAAGGGACTGTCGAGTTCCGGCTTTTCAACGGGACGCTCCACGCCGGGGAAATCAAGGCATACATCCAGTTCTGCCTGGCCGTCGCCCATCAGGCCCTCACGCAGAAGAAGGCCTCGGCACGGAAGACCGAAACGGACAATGAGAAATACGCCTTCCGATGCTGGATGCTCCGGCTCGGACTCATCGGCGACGAATTCAAGACCTGCCGCCTCCACTTCCTCAAACACCTCACGGGCAATTCCGCATGGCGCAATGCCGCCGCTTGAAGGAGATAGCCTTCCGGGCAGCTTCGGCTGCCCTTGGGGTGGTAGAAGGGCATTCCCTTCAGAAAGGATGAGAGCGATGAAACAAAGAATCTACATTGCCTACGGCAGCAACATGAGTGAAGCGCAGATGGCAAGACGGTGTCCTGATGCCGTTCTTGCGGGAACGGGCCGGATCCGGGGATATGAACTTCTCTTCAAAGGTTCCCTGACAGGATGTTACGCCACTATCGAGAAAAAGGCGGATGCCTTCGTGTCGGTCGTCCTCTGGCGCATTTCGGCAGCAGATGAACGGCGACTTGATGCCTATGAAGGCTTTCCGCGGTTCTATTACAAGAAAACCGTCCCCGTTGAAACAGACAGCGGCACAATCCACGGCCTGGTGTACATCATGCACGAAGACCGGCGGTTCGGCATCCCGGAAGACTGGTACTACCAGAACATGGAGCAGGAGTACCGCAAATTCGGTTTCGACCTGTCCGTCCTGCGGGCCGGTCTGCGGCACAGCCGGGAACGGATGGAAGGGACGCGGGTGCGGCTTATCGCCATGGATGACAGGCAGGCACCGCCCAGGGGAACTGAAGGCACCGTCCAGTTCGTCGATGATGCCGGAACCATCCATGTACAGTGGGATACGGGCAGCAGTCTTGGGCTGGTACCCGGAGCCGATGAATGGGAAGTCATCGAATAAGATGCATAAATATCGGATAAATGACTTGCTATTATGTGCATTCAGAGTGATATATATACATGACAAAGGGGATAAGCCCTAGAGGAAAAGCACACGAAAGCGAGGATTTTACCATGACAAACATCTATGCACTCTGCAACCATTTCGAACTCCGCGAATACCAAACAGCCATAACAAGGGCTGATTTTGAAACCCATTTCAAGGCTACCAAGGAAAAAGTGACCTTCACTTTTGGCGGGGGATGGCAAAAGCTACGATGGCGAAAGCCGCACGGCAAGGGTTTACCGGACCGATATAAAAGGCTACGAAGATGTCCGGTTCATCAAAGTCGGCAAGGGGCTTCATTATATCGAGGAAGACCACCAGGTGCTTGAAAAAGCAACCGGGGAAACCCATCCAAGCGCCGCAAGGCCCTGTCCTTTGCCATAAAATAAAATGCATAAATTTTCTTTAGAAATGGTAAAAGAAAATCGGAGAAGGCTGCAGCCGCGGCCTTCTCGGCCGTACAGCCCGCAAGGGCTTTTTTTATTGGGAGGTGAGTGCCATTGGCTGTACGAGGAAGAAAACCGAAGCCGACGGCGCTCAAGGTGCTGGAAGGCAATCCCGGCCATCGTCCCCTCAATAAGAAGGAACCCATGCCAAAGGGACGGCTCCCTCGCTGCCCGGACTGGCTGGAGGATGATGCCAAGAAAGAATGGAAGCGTCTGGGGAAAGTCCTTGCTGAGATGGGGATGCTGACCCATCTGGATATGATGGCCTTTGCCGGATACTGCCAGGCGTATGCCCGGTGGAAAGGGGCCGAAGAGTTCATCACCCAGCATGGGGATATGGTGCGGACGCCGAACGGATACCTGCAGCAGGTGCCTCAGGTGTCCATCGCCCAGACGAACCTCAAAATCATGCTGAAGTTCTGTGAGCAGTTCGGCCTGACTCCGTCTGCTCGGAGCCGCATGATTGGGGAAGAAAACGGGGCAGAAACAGAAACGGATGAAATGGAACTGCTGCTAAGGGGGTGACCAGTTTGGCGTTTGTATATAAGCCGTCAGCGTTCATGCTGCCGGCTTCCCGTTATGATGAAGAAAAGGCTGACCGTGCCGTCGCTTTCATCGAGCATCTCTGTCATACCAAAGGAAAATGGGCCGGGAAGCCTTTCCTCTTATTGCCCTGGCAGGAACAGATTGTGCGTGACCTGTTCGGCATCGTCAAGAAAAACGGGAAGCGGCAGTTCCTGACGGCCTATATAGAGATTCCAAAGAAGAACGGGAAAAGCGAGCTGGCTGCAGCCATCGCCCTGTACCTTCTTTATGCCGATAACGAGCCGAGTGCCGAAGTGTATGGTGCGGCCTGTGACCGCAACCAGGCTTCCATCGTCTTTGATGTGGCACGGCAGATGGTCGAGATGAGTCCGGCCCTGATGCGCCGTTCCAAGATACGGTCGGCCGGGAAGCGAATCATCAATTACCGCAACGCCGGGTTCTACCAGGTGCTGTCGGCAGAAACAGGGACCAAGCACGGACTCAATGTGTCCGGCCTGGTCTTTGATGAAATCCACGCCCAGCCGAACCGGAAGCTCTACGATGTCCTGACCAAAGGCTCCGGTGACGCAAGGGAGCAGCCGCTCTTTTTCGTCATCACCACGGCGGGCAATGACAAGAACAGCATTTGCTACGAACTGCACACCAAGGCCCTGGATCTGGTGGCAGGGCGGAAGAAGGATTCCACCTTTTACCCCGTGGTCTATGGCCTGGAACATGAGGAAGACTGGACGAACGAAGTGAACTGGTACAAGGCGAACCCGTCCCTAGGACACACCATACAGATTGACCGCGTCCGGGAAGCCTATCGGAATGCCGTCGAAAATCCGGCGGAGGAGAATGTCTTCAAGCAGCTCCGGCTCAATATCTGGACTTCGGCCAGCATCCGCTGGATACCGGAACAGGTCTACGACAAGGGGAATCTTCCCATTGACCGGGACTTCCTGCGTGGACGGATGTGCTACGGCGGGCTGGACTTGTCCAGTACGTCGGATATCACGGCTCTGGTTCTGGCTTTCCCGCCACGGAGCGATGACGAGAAATACATCCTGCTTCCTTTCTTCTGGCTGCCGGAAGACACGCTGGAACTGCGGTGCCGCCGGGACCATGTCCTATACGACGTCTGGCAGAAGCAGGGCTTCATCCAGACAACGGAAGGGAACGTCATCCATTACGGTTTCATCGAGAAGTTCATCGAACGTTTAGGAGAAACCTATAACATCCGGGAAATCGCCTACGACCGGTGGAACGCTACCCAGATGGTGCAGAACCTGGAAGACATGGGCTTTACCATGGTGCCTTTCGGCCAGGGATTCAAGGATATGTCGCCACCGTCGAAGGAGCTGTTCAAGCTCTTGATGGAAGGGAACATCCTCCATGGCGGCAATCCCGTCCTCAAATGGATGGCTGGCAACGTCGTCATGCGGCAGGATCCGGCGGGGAACATCAAGCCGGACAAAGAAAAATCCGTCGAAAAAATCGACGGAATTGTGGCGTCCATCATGGCACTGGACCGCTGCATCCGCAACGGGATAGGCAGCGGCAGTGTCTATGACGAACGGGGTGTTATTGCTTTTTGATTTTTATTACCAGGTAACTTGGCAGATGTTCATTCTGAACATCCAATCGAAAAGATACGCCATTCCCCTTAAAAGTGGAGAGATGCCTTCCTTTTTCAGGTCTACATAGCCTGTCAGGTATTTTCGTACAGATACCTTAATGTCGTTGTCCAATCTTAGATCATGAAGCGGGTTATTGCAGTAGAACATTCCTTTTATGCCATGTATTCCCATTGTTTTCAATGTCCTCTTCATCAGTACCTTTATACCGAAGCTACCAATGGTATCAAATACGAGGCAGCCGTGGGGAAAGGCACCCTTTAACCTCAGAATAAGCTGATGTACCTCTTTTTCTCTGAGATACATAAACACTCCGGCTGCAAATAGGAAAACTCCTTGAAATGCATCAATGTATTGAATCCAAGTATCATCATTCAAATCAGCCGCGATATTGATTTCTCGGCCAATAGGGAGAAGAAGCGAATTTCGTATGGAAATAATGTCTTTCCTGTCGATATTGTATAGATTCATTCTTCCGTTATCTCCTAAGAGAGGGGTCTGATCTAATCCGCATCCCATATTCACAACAGCCGCATCTGGATGGGAAGATAGATAGTCTTGCATCTCATAAAGAATAGCTTTGCTTCGAAGAATACCTTCTAAGGCACCAAACTTCCAAACAAAAGAACCTTTCTTTTTATCAAGCATAGAAAAATCGTAATTCAGATGACCGATTACGTCATCCGCATAAGGGTCTAGGAGGATGTGAGGGAAGAGTTCATTGCCAAGTTTCCTGGCATAGAGGGGAATGATTAATGTTTCTTGCACCGTATTTTTTTCAATAGTTATTCTGCCCATGAGTGTTCATCTCCTTTCTGAGATTTACTATTATGAAAATAGTTTACCAATAATAAACCGTGTTTGTAAACTATCAATTACTAAGTTAAGTATCCCTTTTCAGGAGGTTTTCATGTATATCCCATTTTTATCCAGCCTGTTCCGTACCCGGGACAAGCCTCAGAACTATTATATCGGCACGGATTTCCGTTACCTGTTTGGCCCATCTACAAGCGGCAAGACGGTGAACGAGTTCACGGCCATGCAGACTACAGCCGTGTATGCCTGCGTCCGCATCCTGGCGGAAACCCTGGCAGCCCTGCCACTCCAGCTGTACCGTTACACGCCGGGCGGCAAGGAGCGGGTCTATGACCATCCGCTGTACCATCTGCTGCATGATGAGCCGAACCCGGAGATGACCTCGTTCATCTTCCGGGAAACGCTCATGAGCCATCTGCTCATCTGGGGCAATGCCTATGCCCAAATCATCCGGGATCGTCTGGGCCGGGTGCAGGGACTCTATCCGCTGCGGCCGGACAAGATGACCGTCTGCCGGGATGACCGGGGAAAGATTTTCTATCTGTATACCAAGACGGGTGATGAGAATCCGAACATCAAACCGTACGGGCAGGTGGCCCTGCAGAAGGAAGAAGTGCTGCATATCCCCGGCCTTGGTTTTGACGGACTGGTCGGCTATTCGCCTATTGCCATGGCCCGCAATGCCGTGGGCATGACCATGGCCTGCGAGGAATACGGGGCGTCTTTCTTTGCCAATGGAGCCAGTCCCAGCGGGGTGCTGGAACATCCCGGCGTTCTGAAGGATCCGGGCAAAGTCCGGGATTCGTGGAATGCCGTCTACCGGGGGACGGGCAATGCTCACAAGGTAGCTGTGCTGGAAGAAGGCATGAAGTACCAGCAGATCGGCATCCCGCCGGAAGAAGCACAGTTCCTGGAGACACGGAAATTCCAGCTCGATGAGATTGCCCGGCTCTATCGCATCCCGCCGCACATGATTGGCGACCTGGAGAAAAGTTCCTTCAATAACATCGAGCAACAGTCCATGGAATTTGTGAAATACACTCTGGACCCATGGGTTATCCGCTGGGAGCAGGCCATGCAGAAAGCTCTGTTCCTGCCGGAAGAGAAGAAGCCGTATTTCCTGAAGTTCAACGTGAACAGCCTCTTGCGCGGCGACTACGAGAGCCGCATGACCGGGTACAGCATCGGTCGGCAGAACGGCTGGCTGTCCGCCAACGATATCCGGGAGATGGAAGACATGAACCCTGTGCCGGATGAGGAAGGCGGCAACCTGTACCTGGTGAACGGCAGCATGACCAAGCTCAAGGACGCCGGGGCCTTTGCCCAGAAGGGAGAAACGAATGAAACATAAATTTTGGAGATGGGTGACAAATGTTGCCCACGATGCCTTTGGCAGCGAACGGACGCTGTACCTGGACGGACAGATTTCGGACGAGACCTGGTGGGGCGATGAAGTGACCCCGAAGGCGTTCAAGGATGAACTGAACGCGGGCAGCGGAGATATCACCCTCTGGATCAACAGTCCGGGCGGTGACTGTTTTGCCGCTGCCCAGATCTATAACATGCTCATGGATTATCCCGGGAACGTCACCGTCAAGATTGACGGCCTGGCGGCTTCAGCGGCTTCCGTTATCGCCATGGCCGGGACGAAGGTCTGCATGTCGCCGGTGGCCATCCTGATGATCCACAATCCGGCGACCCTGGCTTATGGGGACAAAGCCGAGATGGAAAAGACCATCGGCATGCTGAGCGAAGTCAAGGAGAGCATCATCAATGCCTATGAAATCAAGAGCGGCCTGGCCCGTACGAAGATTTCGCACATGATGGATGACGAGACTTGGCTCAATGCCCGGAAGGCCGTGGAACTGGGCTTTGCCGATGAAATTCTTTTTGACCAGGAAGACGGAGAACAGCAGCCGGAAGCCATGCTGTACAGCCCGGTCATGGTGACGAATTCCTTTGTACAGAAACTGAAACCAAAGAAACCCTTGCAGAAAGTGCCAGCCGCTTCCTTAGAGAAACGGCTGGCATTGCTCATTCATTGACAGGAGGACAAATACAATGGATACGATTTTAGCACTGCGCGAGAAGCGCAAGAACCTCTGGGATGCGGCGAAAGCCTTCCTGGATATGGCCCGTGATGAGAACGGCATGGTATCGGCAGAAGACGCTGCCCGGTACGACAAGATGGAAGAAGATGTGGTGAACCTGGGCAAGGAAATCGACCGCCTGGAACGCCAGCAACAGCTCGATGCCCAGCTGGCCCAGCCGACATCTTCTCCCATCACGGAACAGCCCGGTGCAGGGAACCAGGTGCCGGAAAAGAAAGGCCGTGCATCCCTTGCTTACCAGAAAGCCTTCTGGGACAGCATCCGCCATAAGAACTTTATCGATGTACAGAATGCCCTGAGCGTGGGCACGGATGCTGATGGCGGCTACCTGGTGCCGGATGAATTCGAGCATCAGCTCATCGACAAGCTCCAGGAAGAGAACTTCTTCCGCAGCCTGGCGACGGTCATCCATACCAGCGGCGACCGCAAGATCCCTGTCGTGACGGGACATGGCGAAGCATCCTGGATGGAAGAGAACGGCCTCTATCCGGACAGCCAGGATACCTTCGGCCAGCAGTCCATCGGGGCGTACAAGCTGGGGACGGCTATCCGTGTGTCGGAAGAACTCCTGAATGACAGCGTCTTCGACCTGGAAAGCTATATCGCCGGCGAATTTGCCCGCCGTATCGGCACGAAGGAAGAAGAAGCCTTCCTCATCGGCGATGGGAGGAACAAGCCGACCGGTGTATTTCCGTCTGCGGAACTGGGCGTGACGGCCAATGGCGCATCCATCACCTTTGATGATGTCATCGACCTGTATCACTCCCTGCGTATCCCGTACCGCCGCAAGGCCGTATGGCTCCTGAACGATGCTACGATCAAGACCCTGCGCAAAATCAAAGACAACAACGGCAACTACATCTGGCAGCCGTCCGTCACGGCCGGGACACCGGATACCATCCTGAACCGTCCCTGCTACTGCACATCCTTTGCCCCGGAACTGGCGGCCGGCAACCATCCCATGCTCTTCGGCGATTTCAGCTACTATTGGATTGCCGACCGGGAATACCGCTCCTTCAAGCGGCTCAACGAACTGTATGCCGCCAACGGTCAGATTGGTTTCCTCGCTAGCCAGCGCGTCGATGGCATGCTGATGTTGAAGGAAGCGGTCAAGGCCCTGGAGATGAAGGCGAAGGGATAAGCCATGCTGGTCAGCCTGGAAGAAGCCAGGGAATATCTGCGGATTGATGAGGATGATACGTCCAATGATGACGTCGTCCTGTCTTCCCTGGAAACGGCCCAGGCCTTGTGCCTGGACTTGGCCCGCTGCGAGGAAGCGGATGCCGAAGAGAATCCCGTCGTGTTTCATGAAGCCATCCTCTATGTCGCTGCCTTTTTGTATGAGCATCGGGAAGAAGCCGATTATTCCGGCCTGCTGAAGCGGCTGCGGTGGCTGCTGTTCGGGGTGCGGCGGAGCTGTTTTTGAAAGGGGGATGCCTATGAAGACCGGGCTTTTGAACAAGCGAATTGAAATTCTGGGGAAGCAGGCGGCGACGGATGAATACGGCTTTGATACCCAGACCGACGTCGTGGTGTACCGCTGCTGGGCATCCATTGAGCCTGCCCGGGGCAAAGTGTTCTATGAGATGGAACGCAAGGCGGATACGGAGTACAGCAAGATTACCATCCGCTGGCGTCCGGGCGTCACTCATGACATGAAGGTGAAGTACCAGAATCACCTGTACGACATCGACACCATCGTGGACCCGTACATGCGCCACGAAGCCCTGGAACTGTACTGCACGGAAGAAGTGAGGGGGATGGACAATGAGCGAAAGTGACTTTGAGGTCAAAGGATTGGATGACCTTTCGGAAAAACTGCTTTCTGTCATTGAAGAGTTTCCCGGCACTGCTGAAAAGGGCCTGGTGACGATTGGCAACAAGCTCAGGAAGGAGTGCGTGAAGAACACGCCGGAAGGCAGCACGGGCAAGCTGAAGAAAGGCTGGAAGCACAAGGTGGAAGGCTATAACGGTTCGGAGCTGACCTATGAACTGGTCAACCGGCACCCTGTCCATCACCTGCTCAATAACGGCCATGTCAAGAAAACGCCGGGCGGCAGGACCGTTGGCTATTATGAAGGCCAGCACTATACGGAGAAATCCGTCAAGGCCTTCGAAGCCCGGGAGTTGCAGCCGGGCCTGGAGAAACTGGCGAAGAAGCTCCTGAAGAAAGCAGGCGGCACATGATTCATGACATCGACATCCTGCAGGCCGTACAGCAGAAGCTGAAGGAACGGTTCCCGTATCCCGTGTATCTGCAGGAAGTGAAGGAAGGGTTCCGTCCGCCAGCGTTTTTCCTGAAGACGATGACGGTGGCTTCGCCCCAGAGCTGCAAGGAAGTGTACCGGGATACCGATATTTACATCACCTATATACCGCAGAAGCAGACGGCCAGCGCATCCATCTATGAAGTGCTGGCTGCTGCAGAAGACCTGTTCCGTGACGGGATTGCCGTCCAGGACAGGTTTTTTGCTGTCCGCTCGATGAACGGGGAACTCATCGGTGCCGACAACGACGGCGGCCGGCTGACGCTGACCGTCCAGTACTATGATTCCGCCGATGAAACGGAAGCAGCCGAACGGATGAAAGTGCTGCATCAGCGGTATCAGGGAAAGGAGACAACGAAACATGAAAATGCCATCCATTAATGTCGTGTTCAAGGAAAAAGGCATCAGCGCCATCGAGCGCAGTGAGCGCGGCATTGTCCTCATGATCCTGAAGGAAGAGACCCTGCCTTCGGTGACAGAAGTGAATCTGTACACGGCAGATGACATCCCCAAGGAACTGTCCGACAGCAACCGGGAGCAGCTAGAACTGGCGCTCCGGGGCTATGTGAACAGCCCGAAGAAGGTCATCGCCGAAATCATCAGCAGTGAAGCCGAGGACTATACGGATATCCTGAAGGTCATCGAGAACAAGCGCTTCGATTACCTGGTCATCCCGGACATCGGAACGTCGCACATCGATACCATCGCCACCTGGGTCAAGGGGATGCGTACCAATAAAGACAAGATGATCAAGGCCGTCCTGCCAGACTGTACGGCAGATACGGAAGGCGTCATCAACTTCGTCAACAAGACCATCCGCACGAAGAGCAAGACCTATACGACGGCCCAGTACTGCAGCCGCATTGCCGGCATCATCGCCGGGACGCCCATGACGATTTCCTGCACCTACGCACCGCTGCCGGAAGTCATCGGCTGCGATGTCTGGACGAAAGAGGAAATGGACACCATGGCCGGGGCAGGGAAGTTATTCTTTTTCTTTGACGGCGAAAAGGTGAAACTGGCCCGGGGCATCAACTCCCTGGTGACCACCGTCCAGGACAAGGGGACGAGTTTCCAGAAAATCAAGCTCGTGGACCTGATGGATATGATGCACGATGATATCCGCACGACGGCCCAGGACCATTACCTCGGGAAGTACGCCAACAGCTATGCGAACCGCTGCCTCCTGGTGACGGCCATCCAGGGATATCTTGACCAGCTGGCCCAGGAAGGGCTGCTGGAACCGGACCAGAACACAGCCTATATCGATGTGGAATCCACGAAGATATGGCTGGAATCCAACGGCAAATATACCAAGGCGGAACTGGCAGACATGTCCGAAATGGACATCAAGCTGGCCAATATCGGCAGCAATGTGTTCATCGCCGTCAAGGCATCGCTGCTGGATGCCATGGAAGACGTGACGATTACCATCAATATCTGAGGAGGTGAAGCCGGATGAACGGTATGGAAGCCAAACGGGTCATGAACGGCAAGTATGCCGACCTGTATATCGATGGCGACCTCATGGCCGAAGCAACGGCATTCAAGGCCGAGGTCACGCTGACCAAGGAAGAAGTGAAGATGCTCCGCCATGTGGGCAAGGGCTACAAGGTCACAGGATACGACTGCAAAGGCCAGCTGAAGCTGCATAAGGTGTCGAGCTACATGATCCGGAAGATGAACGACAACATCAAGGCGGGCAGGCAGACTGTCGTGACCATCGTCTCCGTCCTGGATGACAAGGATGCCATCGGCAGCGAGCGCATCGTCATCAAGGATGCGACCTTTGACAGCCTGATCCTGGCCGACTGGGAAGTGGACAAGATGGGTGAGGAAAGCTACAGCTTCACCTTTTCGGACTGGGACCTCTTGGATTTAGCATAAGGAGAACAAGCACATGAATATGGTAGACCGACTGTTGAAAGCAGATGTAGTGAACAAGCTGGCCGAACGGCCTGAAAAGAAAGTGAAGATGGAACGGCTCTCGAAGCTGTTCGGGTTCGATTTTGTCATCACGCTCCGGGCCATCGACCCGGAACGCTATGCGGATATCCAGAAGATGGCCGTGGACTTCACTAATGGCAGTGCCGATAACATCGACATTTATCAGATGCAGACCCAGACACTTCTGGCGGGGATTGCCGACCCGGACCTCAAGAACAAGGACCTGCTGGAAAAATTCGGGGCCGTACTCCCTGGCGACATCATCCGCAAGCTCTTCCTGGCAGGCGAAATCGCCGACCTTACGGCGCAGATTACAGAACTCAACGGCTATACGACCCAGGAAAAGGCGGACAAAGCCGTAAAAAACTGATCCGGACCGATGGCGAAGTGCAGGCGATGTATCTCCTGTTCCGGGAGCATCACCTGCTGCCGTCAGCGGTCATGAAACTAGGATACGGTGAACGGCAGGTGTTGTACGCTTTTGTTCGGTATGAGATGGAAGAACGCAATAAAAAAGTATCTTCAACATTATCGGATTAACTGCTGAAAATACGGCTATCTGGCATAAAGTCATAAGGTAGGCTCAATCCACTTAGATATTTCATAGACGAAGTCGCTTTTTTTCTTGCATTGTGGGTGGCCGACACGTAGTACATGAAAGGCTTGATTGCCCAGCGTGGAAATGGCTTCCTGCCAGGGCATTTTTCTTTTCCCAATATCTTTAAAACCGTTGTAATGAATATTATAACGGTCAAAGACGTTAGGGATGTAATCGTCATAATACCAAGATGTATAAAAAATGACATGAGTAGGATGTATTACCTTTAATTCCTGCTGAAGGACTTTTAGGTTTAGGATACAGTTGGATTTTACAAAATCTGAGGTAGTATCCTTTCCTCCGGAATTGTTGCATTTGACAATATTGGTAAATGCGATGTGTTCTATGGAATCGTCACCGAATATTCTCAGAGTGATAGCACGAGTATAGCTCCAGTATGGCCAGCTTTTGTTCCACAGAGATTCACGGGTATATTGAAAGGGATTGCGGAAGCCGTCTTCAATCGTGCCGGGATTGTTTCTGGCATTTTTACCGACAAATAGAATTCTCTTGGAAGTTTTATTAAAATCGGAACCTACGCACCAACAGCCAATCGGCAAGGATAAACGCTCTCTCTTATGACATTCTTCACAGATTTTGCAAGTTCCAAGCCCCATATGGTGATATCGTTCAGCTAATCTTTTTTCTGTTTCATTGAAATAGCGCATTGGAATTCCTCCGTAAAGATAGATTTCTTTTATCTTACTATATTTTTATAGCTGTAACAACATTGAGAGGTGATATCTATTGGCCAATAACGTCATCGATGCTGCTATCCGTTTGCGGGATTTGTTCACGCCGACGGTGCGGAGCGTCAATGCCAGCCTGGGAACCATGAAGGCCCAGATGGCGGCGGCAAAACAATCGATCAGCGGCCTGTCGGACAAGCTGACGGAGCATGAGCGCATCCAGAAACGGACGGCAAAGAGCATCGAGCAGACGGGAAGCAAGATTTCCGGTATGTCAGACAAGATGGCCCTGCTGTCGGCACCTATCCTGGCGGCTGCGACGGCAGGTTTCAAGCTGCACAGCGACTTTGCCAATGGCATCGCCAAAATTTCGACTCTGGTGGATACGACGGTCGTTTCCATGCAGAAGGTCAGTGATGAAATCCGTGCTGTCAGCGATGAGACCGGGGCAGGCGTTGCCGACCTTTCCGAATCGGTCTACCAGGCCATCTCGGCGGGTGTCGATGCCGGCCATGCTGTAGGCTTTGTCAAGGATATGACCATCGCCGCCAAGGCCGGGTTCACAGATACGACAACTGCCGTAAACGGCGTCACGACCGTCCTCAATGCCTATGGTAAATCGGCAGAAGAAGCCACGGCGGTGACGGACCAGATGCTCCTGGCACAGAACTTCGGCAAGACATCCTTTGGCGAGATGGCCCAGTCCATGGGCAACGTCATCCCCATTGCGGCACAGCTCAATGTCAGCACCCAGGAACTGTTCGGTTCCATCGCCGTCCTGACCAAGAACGGTATCCGGACCAGCGAGGCCATTACAGGACTCAAGGCGGCCTACAGCAACATTCTGAAGCCGTCTTCTGAAGCATCGAAACTGGCTCAGTCCCTGGGTCTTGAGTTCAACGCGGCTCATTTGCAGAGCGTAGGATGGCTGAAGTTCCTGGGCGAAGTGAAGCGGGCCACGGGCGGTGATGCCGAACAGATGGCCCAGCTCTTTGGTTCTGTCGAGGGTCTGAACAGCATCCTGGTCCTGACGGGTAAGGGAGCCGGGGATTTCGATAAGGTCATGGACCAGATGGCCCAGTCTGCCGGCATGACCCGGGAAGCCTATGAGAAGATGCTGACCCCGTCGGAGCAGATGCAGATTGCTATGAACCAGCTGAAGAATGCCGGGATGGACCTGGCTGTTTCCTTTACCCCTTATTTCAAGACCATGTCCCTGCGGGTGAAGGAACTGGCGGCCTGGTTCCGGTCGCTGACGCCGGAGCAGAAGACGCTGATCGGCCAGGTGGCTTTCGGCATCGTGACCTTCCAGCTCTTCGGTTCCACCCTGGGACGGGTGCTGACGATAGGCGGACGGGCCTTTGGGACGTTCAGCTCCATCGCCGCGGGCATCAGCAGGGCCGGGAGCGTATCGAAGTATCTGGCTGCCCAGTTCAAGGGCCTCGTCACGGTGGCAAGAGGCATCGCCATCGTTGCCAAAGGCATGGGCAGTACGTTCCTGACCGTGGGCAGGATGATGATTACCGTTATCCGGGCAGTCGGCGCAGCAGCGATGGCCAATCCAATCCTGATTGTCATCGCTGCCGTCATCGCAGGGCTGTATCTCCTCTGGAGCAACTGGGATACAGTTTCTCAGTATATCGAACAGGCCATCCAGGCGGTGTCGGATGCTGTGGATGCCGGGATGCAATGGATTGCTTCGGTCTGGGACGGGGCCATGAACGGCATCAGCGAGACGGCTTCCAGCATCTGGGAGAGCATCAAGGATACTTTCCGGAGCGGCGTGAACTGGGTCATCGACCAGGTGAACGGACTTATTGCCAGCGTCAACGGCCTGTCCATTGACATCCCGTCTCTGACAGGCGGGGCGCCGACTCATGTGGGATTCAATATTGAACCCATCAGCCATTTTGCCGGAGGCGTCGAAAACTTTGGCGGCGGCTTTGCGGTCATCAACGAAGACCGCCGGGGCGAGCTGGTCCACCTGCCAAACGGTAGTACCGTGATTCCTCATGATGAAAGCATCCGGCAGGCCATGCACGCAGGCAGCCACTCCATCACTATTTGCATCGACACGATGAACGTCCGCAGCGAGCAGGACATCGACGCCATAGCTGATAAGCTGGTGGAAAAGATCCGGTTGTACGGTATGAATCGCATGAAAGGAGCGACCATCTGATGGCTTCATTCTTAGAATCCATCCTGAATGCCATCGGGCAGGCGTCACAGGATCTGACGATTTCCCTGGCTGCGGGCAGCTCTGTCGTGACCTTTCCCGTGCTGCCTTCGGAACTGATGGTTTCCGTCAATACGAATCATGGCACGGTGAATATCAACAATTACGGGGAGTATCTCATGAAAGGCAGGACCGGGCTGAAGTCCCTGACGCTGGCGGGATTTTTCCCCGCCCAGGATTATCCCTTTGCCATGATGACGATGTCGCCTTATACCTATATCGCCGAACTGGAATCCATGCGTACAGGCGGCGAGGTCTGCCAGCTCACGGTATCGGATACACCCATCTCCATGCCCTGCCTGATCAGCTCCTTCAAGTTCGGGGAAAAGGACGGCAGCGGTGATGTGTATTATGAACTGGCGCTGACGGAATACCGCTATGTCACAGCGGCGGAAACTGGGAAAACGGACCCGGCAACGGGGCTGAAGAAACGCCCTGAGTCATTCTGGCAGAAGATGAAGAAGAATATCACCTATTATCCGGGCGACAGCATCGGCAATGTCGTGGGCCGGGCCGTCGGAAAATCGGTCACGCTCAATAAGGAGCAGTTCTCCAAGTTCCAGGTCTACCGCAGCATCATCCGCAGCGGCGGCCTATCGGCGGGGGACATCATTCGGCTGACGACCATGAACCTGAAAAGGAATGATGAAAATGTTCCAGTTGGCAAAGATAAATAAGGCAGATACGGGAAACCAGCAGGCAGACAAACCGCAGAACACGGACTTGTCTGCCTATGCCCTTTCTTATACCTGGTCGGGCGATGTGGAGCAGGCCGGAAGAAAGCTGGAATTTGATATCGCCTATACCACGAAAGACAAGGACTGGACGAATGCCGTTCTGGAGCTGGGAGATGAAGTGTGTCTTTCCTATACCGATGAGGTCACGCAGGAGACGTACCCCGTTTTCCAGGGGCGCATCTTTTCCCGGAGCCGGGACAGCGAGTCCTATGCCATGCGCTTTGTGGCCTTCGACAATATCATCTATCTGGCAAAATCCCGCATTACCCGGAAATACGCCAATGTGACCGTGGCTGATGCCATCCGGCAGACCATCCATGACTTTTCCATCGAAGCCGGGACGATGCCGGATCTTTCCGTGGTATGCAGTTTCATCGCCGATGACATCTCAGCGACCGATGCCATCAAGCAGGCGCTGTTTTACCAGTCGGCACAGGATGGCAAGGGGTATCATATCTACATGACGGACGGGAAGCTGAATGTGGTCTGTACCAATGACCAGGTGGTGGAGAACTTCCTCATCAGCGATGAAACGAATCTCACCGGGGCATCTGTGTCCGAGTCCATCGAAGACATGGTGTCGAAAGTGGTGGTCGTAGACAGTGCGGGCCAGACGAAAGGCGAGATGCCGAATGGCACCGACATCGCACGATTCGGCACCATCCAGGCCATCTGCAAGGCCGACCCCAAGCAGGACGATGCCTCGCAGGCCCGGGCCATGCTGAAGACCGTTGCCCATGATATGTCCGTCAAGGCGCTCGGCCATATCCAGTGCATTGCCGGCTTTTCCGTGGATATCCAGGAAGAACAGCTCAAAGGGCGGTTCTTCATCAAATCGGACAGCCATCGGATTGAGGGCAACAGGCATACCATGGAGCTGCATCTGGTCTTCCATAAACTGCTGGATGAGCAGAAGCAGGAACTCGACAGTGCGTCCTATAATGCGAACCCCGATTACGTGCCGCCTGCAGCGGCCGCTTCGGGCAGCCGGAGCGGGGCGTCCATGAGCGGGAATGCCGCCGGAGGCGATGTGGTGGATTCGTGCATGGAGAATTTCGATGGCACCGTTTCACCTTATGGCTCCAATGGCTGCGTGGACCGGGCAACAGTTGCCGCTGCCGGGTATTCGCCCTTTGCCGCGCAGGAATATAACAGCAACGTCAAAGGATGCGACCAGCTCCGGGCCGATGCCGAAGCCCAGGGATTGGCGATTCCCTACGACCCGGCACAGCTGGAGAAAGGCGACATCATCATGTACAACCGCTACAGCAAGCCGGATCCGAACTGGCATGTCGTGGTCTATGACGGCAACGGCGGATGCTGGGGCAACAGCTCTAATGTGTACGGCTGTTTCCATCATTACGAAGGGAGCATCGACATGGGGAGCGACTATTATCCGGCGACCATCATCAAGACGTCAAGGGGGTGACGGGAAATGCAGAAAAATCCATATATCAGCCTGCTGAACCTTATGGAGCAGGTATCGAGGAGCAGCAACAGCCCATCCATCCAGATTGGCGAGATACTCCAATCCCCACCGGACATCAAGGTGAAATACAACGGCATCATCCTGACGAAAGAGGAACTGTGGATTTCCCATTATCTTCTGGCAGGCTATGGAAGAACAGCTGAAGGACATCTGGTATCGGCTACCCAGAACCGGGCAGGTGGCAGTGGGGATGCGGCCTATCAGTCGCATAACCATGAGATTGACAACGACTATACCGATTCGGTGATTACTACGGATACCTTGAAGCCGGGCATGAAAGTCGCCATCATGCCCATGCTGGTGAATGGGAAGATCCAGCAGTATGTGATTTTAGATGAGATTGTGAGGTTGGACGGATATGGCTGATCCTTTTGTGGCCTTGGCATCCGGCGCGGATGCCAAGGCCAGAGAAACACTGCCGCTCCTCTCGGAATACGGCTATGACTTCGAGAAGCACCAGTTCCGCTATGACGAGAACGGGAACAATATCACCGTGACAGAAGTTGAAGCTCTCAAGGTGTGGATTTATAAAGCCCTGATGACGGAACGGTACCGGTATCTGGCCTACCATGATGAATACGGCATTACCATTGAACCCTATCAGGGAACGATGCCCAACAACGTCTATACGGCAGACCAGATCTGCCAGAACATCCGGGAGGGGCTGATCGTCAATCCCTATATTGCCCGGATCAACCGGGTGGATGTGGAAAAGCGGGAGAAAGATGATTTGTTCATTCTGGTGGATGTGACATCCATTTACAGCGATGAAAGCATCACGGTTGCCGCAGAAAGGAGTCTTGCATGAGCAATTTGTTCGATGCCCAGACAAAAGACCAGATTGAGAGCCGCATGGTGCAGACCCTGCACACGCTGACCGAAACGGACAAGACGGCTATCGAGGGTTCTTTTACCCGGGATATGATTGATACCAATGCCGTGGAATTCGAGAACAGCTATGCCGAGATGGCCATGCTCCGGGACGCGGCGTTTGCTGAAACTGCCTGGGGTGACTATCTGACGCTCCGGGCCGAGGAATTCGGCATCCAGCGGAAACAGGCCGTGAAAGCCAATGGACAAGTGACGGTTACCGGGCAGTCCGGGGCTTACATCATACGTGGCAGCCTGTTCCAGACGAAAGACGGGCTGCGGTTCTACACGACAGAATCTGCTACGATTCCCTCTGACGGAACGGAAGCAGACATTGCTGTCCAGGCCGCAGATACAGGGGTGAAAGGGAATGTGGCACCGGGGACGATTACGGAAATCCCTTATTCCATCCCCAACGTGTACAGCGTAATAAACCCGGAGAAATGCACGGACGGGGCCGATGAGGAAACGGATGCGGCTCTTCTGGCACGGCTCCTGTTCCGGGTTCGCCAGCCCATCACGTCCGGCAACGCCAACCATTACCGTTCCTGGGCCATGTCCGTGGATGGGGTGGGCAACTGCAAGGTCATCCCGCTCTGGAACGGGAACGGTACAGTGAAAGTCATCATTGTGACGGCAGAGAATGAATCGGCTTCCAAGGAGCTGATTCAGAAAGTGTCCCGGTACATCGAATCCCAGCGGCCCATCGGGGCTACCGTGACTGTGGTATCTCCGGCACCCGTATCCGTGGATATTACGGCAGAAGTGTACGGCACCGTCAATGCGGATGCGGTGACGGCCGCTGTGTCTGCCTATTTCAAGAATACAGGTTTCAGCCTGTCCTATGTCAGCCTGGCCCAGATTGGCCGGCTCATCCTGAGTGTGGATGGGATTACAGACTATCGGAACCTGAAACTCGGCGGCAAGGCGGAGAACATCCGCCTGACCAATGAGCAGATCCCGGTAGTCGGAAAGGTGGTGCTGAACCTTGTCAGCGAATGAATGGATGAGGCAGCACCCCATTGATGTCCTGGACTATCTGCCGAAATTCCTGGGGAAAGATCCGATGTTCAAGAAGACGGCGGATACCTGCAGCACGGAGCATAACCGTCTGCGTCTGGCCTTGCAGGATTTGGCGGACAACTTCTTCGTGAACACAGCCACCTGGGCACTGCCACTCTATGAATCGTTCTTGGGCATCAAACCAGGTGACGGGGATACCGACGAATTCCGCAGGCAGCGGATTCTCTTCAAGCTGCAGCATGTGGATGTATCCACGGTGGATTTCATGAATTCCATCGTGAACCTGTACAGTGTCGGCCACATCGAGGAAGTGAACGAAGAATATTATTTCAAGGTGTACTGCATTATGAATGACAAGGATACGGAAACGCTCTCGAAGCTGATTGCCCAGCTCGACATCTACAAGCCGGCCCATCTGGGCTATGCCATCTATCTGGGCTATTCCTGGAACGGGAAGATTCACTGGGATGGCGAGGCAACGTTCTCGACAGCGACCATCGTATCCGGGAAAGGAGTGACGGCAAGTGGCTGAGTATATCAAGGAGAAGTGGTCAGCGGATTTTCCGGACCGGGCCGGGCAGGAAGTCCGGCCGACAGAAGCTGTAGAAAATACGCTGGATTATGATGTGCTTTTCCCTCAGTATCTTTCGGAAGACCCGGTCGTCTTCAATCAGCAGAACAGGACCGTGTCTCAGCTGGTCAGTAATGATGCCCGGCTCTATGAGCGGATTTCTGCTACGGCAGCCGACATCAATGCTCATCTGACCGATGCCAAGGCCCATGCCAGCGGCATCAGCGGCAATGCGGCCAGTGCGTCGAAACTGCAGATGGGACGGAAGATTCACCGGGTGCTGTTTGATGGCACGAGGGATATCACCCTGCCGGATTTTAGCGGCTGTGGCGAAAAGACGGCAGGCCAGAGCGGCATGGTCCCGGCCCCTTCTGCGGGAAAACTGAATACCGTCCTGCACAGCAATGGCTGCTGGGGCAAGGTCACTTATGCCGATATGGACGAGGAAGCCGTGGCCAAGATTCAGGCCTGTCCGTTCCCTGTCAATGCCATCTATATTTCTACGGACGGGAAGAATCCCGCAACGTACTGGCCGGGTACGACCTGGGTGGCCTTTGCCATGGGGCGGTGCCTGATCGGGGCCGGGGCAGCAGACAGCGGGACCATGTACAAGGCTGGGGACAAGCTGGGCGAAGAGAAGCACACCAATACTGAAGTGAAAATTCGTTTCCTCAATGGTCAGTCGGGGACAAGCTGGGCGAAGAGAAGCACACCAATACCCTGGCGGAAATCCCTATTCATGGCCATACAGGGAAAACCGGCGATGCCGGGAACCACAACCATGACCGGGGAAATATGAATATCACTGGTGCTTTCTGGGGCCGTGATGTGCAGAGCGGGTACAACGGCAACGGGGCCTTCTTCATCAGCGGCCGCGGGAACTGGAATGATGAAGGCGGCAGCTATCATGACAATTACCCGTCCGTCATGTCCTTTGAAGCGGCCCGGTCCTGGTCCGGCAGGACTTCGACGAATGGCAGTCATGCCCACAGTTTTACGACAGAGAATGCCGGTGGTGGCCAGCCGCACAACAACATGCAGCCATCCATCGTCGTGTACATGTTCCAACGGACGGGATAGGAGGTGAGAAATATGGCTGAATGGTTACAGATGGCCGCATCTCTGGTATCGGTCCTGATGCTCTGCGGCGTTATCTTCAATTTCAGCGTCATCAAACCCTTAAATCAATCAGTACGGAGCCTGCAGGAGTGCATTGATCATCTGCGCAGGCAACTATCCGATACGGAATCCAAACGACAGCAGATGGCAGAGCGGCTGTCACGGGTGGAAGAAGCTACGGGGCACGTGCAGCGTCGCCTGGATGTGATTGAGCAACGGCAGAATGAGTAGGAGGTGATAGAATGGGTTTTTCGGTCATTCGAAACCGGCTCTTTTTGACAAGAGGGGATTCTGCTGAAATCACGCTGATTATTCGGGACCGGGTGACAGGTGCCATCTTTATCCCAGGTCCGGATGATCAGCTTACTTTTACCGTTAAGCGGGAGCTTTCAGATGAAAAGACAGTGATAGAAAAGCATCTGGATAGTGGTATTCTGCGCCGAGAAAATGACTGTGTTCTGATCCTGATACCAGAAGATACAGCACAGCTACCATTTGGAACCTATTGGTATGATGTGGAATTGGTGCTGGACTCTGGGTATACAGACACAATCATTCCACCCAGTCCGTTTATTATAACGGGAGAGGTAACAACCCATGGATAAGTATAAAGGCACTGTAAAGGGAATAAATACTCTGCAAGGGATTCTATCCGTGCCGGTGGTACCTTCCAGAAATTATCAAAAAAAAGTGGTCATTCCTAATAAAGAGAAACAAATCATCCGACCAGATGCGGGCTACGATGCCTTGCAGCGGGTTACGGTAGCTGCCATTCCGTCGAACTATGGCAGAATTAGCTTCAATGGATATGAGTTAAAGGTTGAGTAAAGGAGAATAACATCATGGCGAAAAATGTAAAAATCAATTCCGTAGTGTATGCAGAAGTCCCTCAAGTTTCGATTCCACTAGCAGAAGGAGAGGGAGCCGCCACTTTTTATGATACAACGGGGGCGACTGCAGTATCTGTGGATATCCTGAATGGGAAAACTGCATTCTTGGGAACCGGTTCAGTGACAGGCTCTATGCCAGATAATGGGGCTGTCAGTGGCCGTATTGGCAAGGTGGACGGTTCGTATACTATCCCGGCAGGCTACCATAATGGCAAAGGCGCAGTTACCATCACGAACGAGGAACAAGCCAAGCTGGTCGCGGATAACATCAAGGCAGGTGTGACGATTCTGGGAGTAGCTGGCAAGGCTAGTGTGGTGGATACGGCAGATGCTACCGCAGCTGCGAGTACTATTGTGTCGGGTAAAACCGCCTATATTAACGGAGCGAAAGTGACAGGTTCCTTGACCTCTGTAGCAGTATCCCAGGATAGTCTGACCAAAGTGCTGACCATTGAATAGGAGGACTGAGCCATGAAAGTGGATGTTAAGATTGCGGGAGCTAATTACACGGAAGTTCCATCCATATTATTACCCCTTACAGCGGGAGGCAAAGCAAGATTTTGTGAAGTGTCTGATACGACAGCCGAAATTGGAGATGTTGCTCGGGGAAAAAAGTTCTATACGGCCGATGGGGAACTGGTGGAAGGGACAGCGAACGTATCTGTTGGTGTGGATACCCGGAAGAAAATAACCCTGGTGCAAAAAGACCATCAAAAAATTACGATTACCTGCAATCATCCAGAGTTATCGATGCAATATGATACGGATAGAAATGCTGTGTATGCTACAGAATATCAAAATATGCTCGATATTACCCTAAAAGCAGACAATGATTATTACGTCGGGAAAATCACAGTTAATGGTAAAGAACAGGGCACTGTCAGTTCGAATCATCAATATGCTTCTGCGTCTATGCCGATTAGTGATGGCATGATTGTCAGTGCCACGGATGCAGTTTTGATTCCCACCAGTCCCTTTACGACTGTGAACCTTACACTGCAAGGACAAGGCTCACAGTTCCTTTTAGGAAGTCTGCTGATGACCTTAGCGCAGAGTCCGGACAGTCCTAAGATAGAAGGGATTGTTGTTGCCGAGGATGCGGATAATAAAGGGATGATATTCCTGGTAAAAGAAGAACAGCGCTATGCTGCCTGTAAGACTGAAGTCACAACGGGAACGGGGATCAAGGAAATCATAGACTTGACATATAATATAGACACAGATTTAGGGGCAACAATGTCTGGGAAAATTTCTGATACTTTATACACTTATTTAAAAGAGCGTTCGGAATCGAATGCAGAAGTGACACTACAGATTAAGGTGGTAGCGTAAGTATGTTTGAAAAAGTGAATATCCCTGATTGCATAGTCGTCATCGGGCTGGTCATGGCACTGATCTTGGCGATTTTTTATGCCCTCAACGAGCTGGCCATGTCCATCGCTTCTGGCTTGCTCGGTTACATCGGCGGGACCGTGAAAACCGCTGTTCATCAGAAAGGAGAAGAAAAGCAATGAAAGTATTCCTGAACCCCGGCCATGCGCCGAACGGGCATCCCGACCCAGGTGCCGTCAATGAAGAAACGGGCCTACGCGAGAGTGATGTAGCATTGGCCGTTGGTAAATCCGCTGCAAGCTATCTAAATGCTGCAGGCGTAGAAACAGAACTGCTTCAATCTGACAGCCTGTATGAAATTTGTGAAACCGCCAATAGCAGTGATGCCGACATCTTCGTGTCCATCCACTGCAATGCCGCTGAAGCCGAAGAAGCCAACGGCACAGAAACCTGGGCCTGCACCGGCAGTTATCGTGGCAGCATGCTGGCCAACTGTATCCAGAGCCAGCTGGTCGATGCTCTCGGTACCACTGACCGGGGCGTGAAAATCGCAACGCCCGGCGTTAACGGCCTGTATGTTCTCACGAACACGGACATGCCAGCTGTCCTGGTCGAGTTGGCCTTCATCACTAATCCCAGCGATGAAGAAATCCTGGCCTCTGCCCAGGATGCCCTGGCCAGAGCAGTAGCCCGGGGTGTCACTGATTATGAACAACTGATCTTGGGAGGTAAATGACTATGAACCGTGAAGAAATCAAGAAAGCCGTCGCCGATACGGTTGTATCTTTTGCCAGGAGCGAAGCCGAAGCGGCCATCAAGTCCATCGACATGGAGGACATCCAGAAGCTGGTGGAAGCGCAGATGAAGAACCTCACAGACCCACTGGAAGTGGAAATCCAGACCACCACCAGTTGGTGGGTGAAGATTCGGAACAGGCTGTATATTACTTTGCTGCAGCAAGCGGTCAAAGCTATTGTGGCTGATGCAAAGCAGAAGATTGTATGAGAAAAGCCGATACGGAACATCGGGAAGGATGTTCCGTATCGGCTTTTTTGTTTTTATAGTACTTAGTAATAGCCGTTCTGTCCTGTTACTCCTGAAGACCAAAAATTTAGGAGGTATCCATCATGACGGACGAACAGAAACAACAGATTATTGCTCTGCGCCGAGCTGGGGCAGGGTATGGCAGGATAGCGATGCAGCTCCAGATTTCCATCAATACGGTGAAGTCGTTCTGCCGGCGGCACAGTCTGGTAACCAGGATAGATGGAGCAGTATGCGAGCAGTGTGGGAAGCCTATTGATCAGAATCCGGGGCGGAAGCGGAAACGGTTCTGCTGTGATGCCTGTCGGAACAAGTGGTGGAACGCACATCTGACGCTGGTGAAGCGGAAGGCAGTCTATACTTTTACTTGCCCGGCCTGCGGAAAAGCATTCACTGTCTATGGCAATAGTCATCGGAAGTTCTGCTCTCATGCTTGCTATATTGCTTACCGGTTCGGAGGTGTCCGCCATGGATAA